TGGTAACCAAACTTCCCGACTTGGAATGTATTTCAAACCTACTCAAGGAGCGATGCGAGGAAAAAAAACATTTCAATCCCGATATACTCGAACCCCTGAATAAAAACAAGCGGATACTCGTCGAGCATGCATTACTCGGTCATGGTACGAAGCCTGATATCTTATGTATATCCGAGTGGGATAAGCGGGATACCAAACGTAAGAAGATCATGTTTGCGTCCATGGAGAATGTTGTTGATTCACTGATGCAATATGACTTTGCTATCAGGAAATCAAGGACTGTCGTTGAGCTTGGACCTTCGTTCACCATCCAACGGAAGGGTGGTGATGGGGGACGGAAAAGTGCAAATGATGTTCAATTCAAAATTGTTCCTTCTCTCCTAGATATCATATATCCCATAACAATTCCTCTAGAACAGTAACAACAATACTGTTGCCGATATAAAACAACATGTTATCCTTTGGTTGGTAACGATAGTCTGGACTAAAACCAGACATTTGAAGTGCCTCTTTGATGGTAAGTTTTCTAATCTTCCCACCAATTTCGTATAAACCTGTCTTAGAACCAGGACCACCAGATGACGCACATATAGTCGGTCCATAATCATCGATCGAATAGACCCGTTCACCTTGACGCCCACCTTTTCCCGTTTTCTTATTGATGAGTTTATATTTCATGCGTCCCTTTGTGGGTTCAAGTATATATTTATCTTCATAGTCGAAGAACTTGTCCACAGTGTGATCGATAATACTCGACACAGGCGTGATTGGTTTATTGACCGATCTAAAAGTATACAGTGTATCCTTGTCGCATATGATATAGATGCGTTGTCTTGACTGTGGAGAACCATAATTTTTGGCGTCTAATACCTTGTAGGATACTTTATATCCGCGTTTTTCGAGGGATGCTATGATGATTCTAAATGTTTCACCGTCATGTATAGTATGTAAATTTTTCACATTTTCTAGAATTATCTTTTGTGGCGATTTACGATCGACTATGTCTAATATCTTGTAAAATAAATTACCCTTATCTTTATCATTGAAACCTTCCTTTTTACCTGCGATACTGAATGGCTGACACGGAAATCCCGCACATAGAATATCAAAGTCTGGCATGACTTCTGTGTCAATCGTATTGATGTCACCATGTGGTGTAATCCCATGATTCTCTTTGTAGATTCTTCTAACTCGTTCATCAACGTCACATGCAAATACACATTCATACCCCTGGTCAAGTCGATCGAATGCTGTATGGAAGGCTCCTAGACCACAAAATAAATCGGCATATCGCTTACCCGTCATACTATTATGATGAGTATACTCTTAAAGTGTATTAAAGTTGACTTTCACTAATACAGTAAGTATGAGCCTGAACTACTATAAGTGTGAGACGGAAAAAGTATGCAAGGCCAAGGGATGGGACAAAGTAAATGTCGACACTGTATGGTTGTTACTCACCGAAGAATTTGGTGAACTCGCATCGGCTATCCGTCAGTATAAAAAGAAATACAAAAAAATGAATCTGAAAAAGGAGCGTGGCACGGATGTGATGATGGAAATGGGGGACGTCTTCAGTTATTTATTCCAACTGGCACATATGCTCAATGTTGATTTAGACAAGATGTGGGTGGAACATAAACAAAAGGTCAAGACAAAAAATTATAATATGTGATAGTAACAATATGAGTGTACGTATGCTTGATGATGAAGCTTCAATGAATCGGCTCAACCCCTTTGTGCATTCAGGCCCAGGCACAGTGCGTCGAGTTGAGAAGTTTTCGGCCTTCAAGGAACCTGTAGAGGAAGATGCCCAATTTGAGATCTATGAAGATGGTTCTTTGTATTCTCACGGTATACCATTCAGTGGCCCAACAAAAGATTCGATGTGTCCAGTGTCTAAACCCTTACACCCACAGAGGAATATAGACACGGGATTTACAGATTATAAAAAGAATAAGATTTTAGTGGAAAAGGTTCGTGGACAGAAGAGGGTGTTTCCTAGATGGATGCTGATAGTAGCAGTACTCATGCTTCTATTTCTATTAATTTTAAGACGTTGAAAAATCGTTCGAGACGGTAACTATTCGTACAACGTTCGATGATATCCGGTAAGATATCTTTGCAGAAAGTATTCACAAACTCTCTCTGCCAAGAGCATCTCTTATTAATAAAAGGTGGCGTAAATGTGGGATCCAGAATTTTGACACTGTTCATGAGTCTGATCTGTGTGTTAATATTCTTGAACATATAGTTCAATATATTTTCATGCATGATACTCGCCATCTTCTGTTGCGTTTCGAGATTCTTCTCGATCATGGTATCGATGAATTTTTCATAACGAACACATTGTGTACGTGAGACGATCTTCGTCCATTCACCAATTGGTTTAGCATTTAAGTAATCGACGAATGTTTTATATCCTTCGTCGCCGATATATTTAGAATATAAGATTTCAATGTATGAGCGGTCTTCATCTACATCATGAACGACGTGTGCAGATTTAAGGATAGAAGTCATAAAATATAAAGTACTGAAATCTTTAACCTAAGTATGTACACTTTATACACTTTGTATTCATCATGTATCATCCGGTTGCAAATAATACGTTTTCTTACTTACTGACACTCGATGAGTTCAGGAAAACATTTCCATCCGATAAGATGCCTTCTTGGGTAAAGATCACGACCATCACCATGATTTCTGGCTTTAGCGAAGAAGTAAAGATTGATATCGAGGGGATTAAAGCTTTATTTGCTGAGCCAGATGATAAGATGCGTGACTTCCAGTCAAAGATGCCCTTTCCGTGGACACTCAAGACATCTACGACATTTTACAACCAAGTCACTCTAACCTATATGGACACCTACAGTACCAAGTCCATCAAGATTTTCCCCAATGGAAGTATTCAGGTTGCAGGGTGTTCCGATCTCTTTGATTGTCAACGTGTTGTTACCCGTTTAAATATGCTATTCGCAGATGTTTTATGTATTGAGCAGAAACTGTCACCGGATACATTCAGAGTCGTGATGATCAATTCCAATTTCAGTCTCAACTACAATCTTAACCTTCACCTTACGGCTCAACATTTTGAGGCATATAGTGATTTATTCGAGGTGTCATTCGAACCCGATCGATACTCGGCTGTTAAGATTAAGTTTAAACCAGCAGAAGATATGAAACGTATCACTACGAGTATATTCAGTACAGGAAAAATCATTATCACCGGTGCCGAGACACTAAAAGAAATTGCATTCGCGTATAACATTATCAATCACCACATCAACGATTGTGCAAACATCAGGGTGTCACCAACTCAGGTCACCGATGTATTTGATGTTTTCATGGGATACAAATGTCAGGACCTGATTCAGGAACTAAAGAAAAAAGAGTTTCATCCTTGGACAAATACAATTGTCAACAACAAAATTAATTTCTAATTTTATACTAAATGTCTCAACGACTTGGTATGGCCGATGGGAGATGTTTCACCATAAACACATCTTCCCGTCTTTTGAACAATTACATCATGACGAACAACGGAGTCGACTACGTCGACAACTACAAGTACCGGCAACTCCTCCAGAGCAAGGGTCCCGAACTCATCGACATGGTCACCAACGAACAGACGGTTGCCGCCGATGGTCAATGTCAGCGATGTGACAAGCCTCTTCTCAAGGTTGCGGGTATATATTAAAAAAAGTTTAATTGCTTAAACAAGGGAAATGTCGACGTGTTCTATATGTCTATCTGATGTTAGACCGACTCGAAATAATCCACCAATTCGGTGTGGTCACGTGTTTCACTCAGACTGTTTACAACGCTGGAAAGATCAGGGTAAAAATACATGTCCAACATGTCGAAAGGTATTCGATGTGTCCAATTTCAAGGTGACCTTGACAGTCGAGAATAATTATAACACAACATCAAATGTCATATCGATGAATGAGGATATGATATTCAATGTGATGGATATATTTGATATATCATTTGATGTGGAGGATGTTCTAGATTTAGATGCTCTTCTTTTGGATATTGGCTCGAGTCTTGCCGACATTGATCCCCTTGTTCTTCACACAGAATGAACTACAATAGGTGTTGTAATTTAAACCCCCATAATTTCTACTCGCCTTCCTAGGATCCTTAATGACTTGACCCTTCGCATCTTTTAGTAATGGACCTGTCGCCCAACCACGTTTATGACTGAACACACCAACGCGGATTTTCATCAATTTACCGACGACTACTGTCGGTATTTTACGCGTCGATACCTTAAAAAATTTAGCGATACTCGTTTTCGTATCCCCAGTCGTTGGTCGATATTCTACCAGGCCATGCTGTTTGTAAAAATGGAAGTCACCATTATTGAAGGGTGACTTTTTGTTTTTACCGGTCACAAACATCATTACCTTATAGTACCCCGTTTTACATCTCGTATTCCCCTTGACGACGTATACCTTTTTAGGGTTATCGGAGACGACACGCTGAGGTAAACTCTTACAGTTCGTGTAAGAGTGATACCATCTCGAACGACCACTTTTATCACCAGGAACACTCTTTTGATGACGATATTTCTCATAGTCTCCCACGGCGTAGGCGTAACAGTTATTGTTACCTATACCTATTGAAGTACCCCAGTACTTATTCGTAAACGTGGGTTCCGACCCACTAAGGGGTGGTGGACGACGACTCATTTATATTATGTTAGTATATTATAAATGATCCGTGACATTGCTGCCGCCAAGACGACCGAAGAACGTGTGAAACTCGTGATGTTGTATACATTCATCACACTTCTCAGTACGTTTATTCTTCGATTCCTCTGGAATGAATCACTGGTGAAGCACATCACAGTCCTGAAACCCATCAAAACCATGCTTGAGGCGTTTCTTCTCTCCATTGCGTTGATGGTACTTCGTGGTTGTTAAAACTCCTTGTACCCAACGTGTTTTTCACCCTCGGGGTCAACAGTCATGGGGAACGCATCGACACCGTCGCAGCCCCCTTGATCACAGTCCACAAATGTGAAAGGTTTTTTGACCTTCTTCATGTGTTCCAGTTGTTTTCGAGTCCAACCACACCCCATGGTCCCGAAAATAGTCCAACCTTTCTCACCGGGTGCCGCCTGAATAGCAGGAGATTCACCCGTTTTCATCAAAATGTAGGCATTCACCATAATGAGAATGACGAACGCGAGCATTGTTTACTTATTGTGTAGATTTATTTTTAGCCAATGCCTTTTCATACCATGCCTTTGATTTGTAGACACGATCTTTACCGGTTCTATTAGTGAACTTATATACCCGCGGTAGCACGACTGGACTCTTCGGCTTCGCGGCGATAACGGGAACTCCTGGTCTCTTTCGAGTTTGGACAGTCTTACCCTTCATGACAGCAATGGCACGAGCCATGGCATTCTTCTGGTTTACAGGTGATTTCGGTTTAGGTTTAGGTTTAAGGATCACAGCTCTCTTTATAGGCTTTGGTAGTACCCTTTCAACACGTGTCTCACCAGTGAAGAATGAACTACTCAAAACTTTCTGGAAACTAGGGAGGACCTTGTTGTGTTGTTCGTTGAAGTCCTTTCCGAGACGGTAAAAGGTCACATAGGTATTTTCCATACCACGATACCCATCGGGGATGAGAGACTTGATGAAATTGTGTACCTGACGATCTTCTTTGTTTTTTGGTTGCTCCACGAATTTAAAAACAGTATTCATGAAGAGGTGAAGATCGTAAAGTGAGTGAGACTTTTTAGAGATTCCTACATGCTCGTACGATCCATCCTCAATCATAGGGTTCGACATTCGAGGGAAAGTGGATAATCCAAAATCAATCATGACAGCTTCAACCCCTCCGTTTGAAATCGTATACGTTTTAGTAGGTAATCTGATAGTGATATTCTTGACCGGTACGGGACGAATCAATATGTTACCACCATGAAGATCGTGGTGTCTAAACCCTGGAAACTTCTGTCTGATTCTGTACAAGTTGTATAAAATCTGTACCATTGCTGATTTCTTCGCCTCCAACGAAGGGGTGGTCTTCCACCATTTCTCTAATTCACCACCCTTGATATACTCGAGATAGAGAATATCTATACCTTCACACTTCTTGTAGAGATACATATCAGGTACGCCATATCCCTTCAATTTTTTCGCGACGTTAAATTCGAAATTGGCCATGCCCAAATTATTCCGTCTGGTATCGATCTCTTTGTACGCGACATATCGACGCCCATTATTGTTGACACTTCCTCTGTACACTTTACCGTATAGACCCTGACCAAGCATTTTACCCTTACCAGGGATCATTCGTCCATTGGGCCAGTGTGGGAGTTTCAAATAGTCACCTGGAGAACATGCCTTCTTACCCCTCAAGAACTGTTTGAGATTACTCTCAAGGGTATTCATAGTTAATTTATATACAGATTTTATTACATTCAAGAGAAGATGGAATCTTCTTATCAATGGGTTTTTAATCATGCTACAAATTTACTCAGCAGTATCGCGTTTTGACACATCACCAATACCTTGGCAAGGTTCGTCTTGGGACTATAATCACCGTACCCAACGGTACTCATTGTCGTGAACGAGAAATAGAATGGATCAAGGACACCCTCGAAACCAAAATGTTCAGGTTCCAATGATCCGTAAATGATTCCAAATAAAGTAGTTATAGCAAGAATGTCTTTCATCTATTGTAAAATGATATTTTATTATTCGTCAACTTCACACTCTTCATCCATCTCGATGTCATCTTGTGCGTCATTCGCACCTGGGAGGTCTAGACCCTGGAAGGCGAACGAAGGAAGCTTCTCAGACTGTTCGAGAAGTACTTGTTGTAAACGGATCGTCACACCAAACTTGTTATCGATGAACCAGATCTGGTTGAGGTCGATGATGGCAAGTACCTTCTGACCCTTTTCGATCGTGTCAAGAGACACGGATTCGCGTTGCATGTTATACGCTTCAGGAACAAAAGACCCATCACTCTTGGTGAGGATCTTAAGCTTCATGGTCGCAGGGTACTGCTCTTTGCCAGGGCGGACGATGGGTTTGTAAAGAGCCTCCTTCAAGACGGCGACGTTGAACTTTTTACCGAGCCATTCCTTCGAGTTATCGGCAACCATGTTTACAACGATATCATCGAGTGCAGCCATGGATTCGAGGAATTGTGCAGATTCTGCGTTATCGGCATCGAAAGAGATATCTAACGAATAACTCGTACGCCCAGTAGCCTCATCAGTGTAGGCACTTAGACCGTAGGGGGAACGCATGAAAGGGAGTTGGACGAATACTTTTTTGTTGTCGCTACTGTTGAGATAGACAGCTTTCCCCCCATTCTTGTTCTTACGAAGTTTGGAGAAGGAAACGTTGCTGGCATTGAATTCGGAAAATTTTTGGATGGCAAGCGACATAGTGGGTTGTTGTATATTCTATATGATCAAAAACTTTAAGTATATTTTTTTTCTCCAGGTAAAACAAATGGGTATCTTTAAAGACTGCGGATGTGGGTGCAATGGTGGCAAGGCTCGGGAGAAGTTTCTCATCTCGATGATGTCTGCGTTGATTTTCTTCGTTGTCGCCAACCCCCAAACTTTTATTCTTATGCGTCGCCTTCTCGGGCAGTGGGTTGCTGGACCCAACGGCTGCCCCAAATTCGGTGGCCTTCTCTTGCACACCGTCGTGTTCATGTTGATCGTGTGGGGTATCATGTACCTCAAGAAGGAAGCTCCTCCCATGAAAGTGAAACAGGTGGAAGTTGAGGCGAATGTGGTACCAGTTCCTATGCGGGACGCCCCTCTCCCTCTCCCAGATATGGAAGAAGAACAGATTGAACTCGTTGATTCGGGGTTTGATCTACAGGGTCTCGATGTGACAGGTTCGTTTGATCAGGTAGCGGGACTTTAATTTAATTACAACAATTGGGTATACCATTTTACTCGTACTAAAATGGCTTATCTAAAATACCTTCAATAGATCATTTACTTTCTGTACAATGTTCAACAGTTCATTTTTGGATTTTACATCAGGAGGGGCGATGATTTCAAACTCAACTTGATACTCTGTCATGTCCTCCGCATCCATGTCTATCGCATCACCAGTCGACATTGTCAGATCGATAGAAAGGTTTTTGCGAACGAAGGACTGACGATGCTTGGAACGCTTCCGATCCATGTCACTGAAATCGTCAATATCCATGGGGATTTCTTTACTGAAAGCAACTCTCACATCGTAAGGTACGCCCTTAATTTTCTTGAAATCTTCTTTATGAACACTGGTTTTCTGTACAATCTTCTGATCACCCGTGTTCTGATCGATCGACATACGAATATTGTCTCGGTCTCGGTAAAACACTTCTTCTTGTGAGGTGTATATTTTTTCCCATGCTTGATATTTTACCAAGGCACGGTAGACCTTATCGAATGTATCCTTCCCAACATTGGTATCGAATAATTTACCATTGAACTTCCCAAGACGCATTTCAACTTCAACATGTGGATCATTCTGATGCTGTTCGAATAGTTTGTGAATCTTCTTGTAGACGATTTCGGTATTCATTTTTACTTACAATTTCAGTATCGCGTATTCCTCTTAAGTGTTTTTTATACGAAAATTGTAATGAAAGGGATACTCAATAATGGAAATACATGCTATTTCAATACAACCCTTCAATGTCTCCTCCATGTGCCTATTGTGAGAGAGTATTTCACGACGAAAGGATATGATGGAACATGTTCCTTTACTAAACTTTTTTCAGAGTTCGTCATAAAGTATTGGGATGATACGATCAAAGCAACCTTCAATGTGAATGGTCTCCTCGAAGAATTTGTAAAAAAGTTTCCAAGGTTTATTGTTGGGCAACAACACGATGTTCAGGAAGCAATCCTTTGTTGTATCGATATACTCGAACAGTCAGTACCGGACATAAAATCAAATTTCTACGGGAAAAAGGTACAGGAAACGATATGGCCAGGTGGTAAAAAGAATCATGAAGAATTATTTAGTGTTCATATTTTGTGTACTACCTCAAATACGTTAGAGGAAATGATGATGCACAGTGTGAAGTGGAATACATTGAGTGATTACGAGGATGATGATGGTAAGGTCCATCATGTGGCGACGACGAGGTGTCTCTTCTCAGAGTATCCAAATGTATTGATGATATCCTTTGACAAGAGGGGTATGTTTGGAGTGATTGAACATCTCACAATTGATACACACGAATATGAACTCGTGGCATCTGCGATTCATATGGGTGTTCAGAGAGGTGGACATTATGTCGCATTTACGAAAAGTGACGATACATGGTATTGTAATGATGACGATGTGGTTACATTACAACAGGTTCCTATCATGGCTCCACATTATTTACTTATATACATCTTAAAAAATCAGTCATCTTGATATCTTCAGTGATATTGACGAGTGTCCTATAAAAGGTTCTTCTATTATTGGGGTAGTCCTTATCTTCACGTTTCAGAAGTGGTTTCCACCACATGGGCGTGTCGCGTTCCATATACATACATTCAAGGATTGCTCCATTCTCCAATATCGGGATATCATCCGCCTTGTCGGGTGGAATTTCACCTTCAAGATATAATTTACCCTTCTCTTGGACATACAAACGCCAAACACCTCGAGCATCCACTTTGGCTAAGAAGTCGATCGTGTTTTTTTCTTTGGGTTTCCATTTGAACATTGTCTCATGTGTTCCCATACGAACTTGTTCATTCACTGGTGTGAATATCAATCCATCCATAGACTCCTTGACTGTCGGTAGATAGTCGTTCATGAAAGTTTTAAATTCTTTCATCACATGGAATTTCTTGAGTTTCACCTTGACACGATCCGACTTCATACTTATGAGACCCTTGATAACTTTTTCTGCATGACCGAGACGGCTGATAAAATCTAGATGTCCCACAACAGTTCCCTCAATCATGACCGTATCATAGACAAGAAATGTATCTCCGTATAACTCACCATCTAAAATCGTTCCATCGAAAACGGAACTTTTACAGTGGAGTGGAACAGAAAACATTTGAAAGTTTCTGTTGACGAACACACAGTGTTTCTTCCCTTCGTACATGATTGCAACCATCATGTGACGAACACCATCAGTCTTTTCACATACGACATACTGATTGCTTCGTAATATGGGAAAATGCTTGAATTCGATGGATATAGGTTGGGGGCCAGGAAATCTATCCTTCACACCCCACGTCTTGAGGATGAAATTCTTGACGTACTGATTCATAGTAGTCTAAGGTTTTATAACTTTAGGCTGTTTTAACACCTGCGGAATTGAGAAGACTACTGACACATTCATGACCATATGTCATCGTCAACTTAGCTGCTGTATACGCAATAATTTTAATACCAACTTCCTTAAATTTAAAAAACATCATATCCATCCGAGGAGGAATCGTCGCAACACCAAATCTTTTATCATTCTTTGATGATTGAAGTGTATCAGATACGGCTTTACAGTTCATGATCCACGCACGAGCTGATGTTTCCTTCACAGTATATAAGTCTTTTGAAAGTTCTTGATCAATCGTCGTATCGAAATTGAGACCCATCTGGTGTACAGGTTCATCAATATTATTATGTACCTTTTCCTTGAACATGACCCAATCGATACCTTCTTTCACTCCTGGTAAAACAAGGCACCCAACATCTTCATGTGGTTTAAGTAGTTCGATGATACTATCAGGGTCGATACTGATACCAAAATCAACAAAGAGAATCCGATCACTTGTGGGTAGATGATTCTCAATCATTTTCGCCTTTGCATATGGGTCATCATTTACAAATGTTATTTCATTCTGATGTCCATTACGAATACATTCGATATTCATACGAAGAATTGTATGAAGTGTTTTGACATGACAAGACTTTGATCGAGTAACAATGATAGTTGCGAACTTCATTTATAAATAAAGAATTTTAAACCTTAAGCCTATCGTTTAGGCATCCGGTAAAAGGTAAATTACCTATGTGACCAAGTGTTGTATGGATGTGAGCATGGATCTTACCACCTATCTTTTGCCATCGTCGACAGAATGCATAATCTTCAGAGAGATACCTCTTACTGTCGGGGTCAATCATACAATCGAATACGGCACAATAGTCATCAAAATCTCGATTCTGGTGATCATTTTTACACCAAAGTTCATTGTAATGCTCATGCATACGCTCGAATACAGATCTCTTGATTAACATGAATCCAGTTGGTCCATCAAGAACTTCTACAAAACCATTTTCGACACTTCGTCTAGCAGAACCAACATTTACAACAAGACTAGACGAAAGCATCGCCATGTCTCGCTCATCACCATTCTTCACAGCATCTGCGGCTTGATCCCACATCACAACCTTCTTTGGGTAACACCCGACAGCGATATCATGTGTAGATTCGAGAAGTTTGACAACAGATTCTGGGTCAAAATCAATATCAGCATCAATGAACATGAAAAAGTCAGCATCAGTCTTTTGCATGAAACGGCCAACAGATACATTACGAGCTCGATGTACTAATGATTCGTTTTCGGTCGTATCGAGCATGAGTTGAATATTTTTATTAATGAGAAGAAGTTGAAGTTTAATTATACTAGTCATATATTTATCTAAACATAGCCCCCCATAGCATGGAGTTGAAAGAAATACTTTCACCATTTTATAATATAACACCTTTCACCTCTAAGTGCTTTCTAATGATAATTTCAATCTTGTTTACAGTGGGTATAGAAACACTACATGTTGAACATATATCACCCTTCGTGTATACACCTTTAAGTGCTATGAGTATCACAGCAGATGCGATACTGTTCGGTGTTTTACTCATGAGTTCGATACACCCTTCAATCTCGCTACAGATCTTATTACATATGGGACGGTAATTCTGTCCTATATTGAAATTCCCAAGTAACCGATGTACAACGTCACAGGGTTTTGTCATATAGTTCTTCTCCGTCTTCCCCATAATAGTTTCTTTGAAAATCTGTGTTGTACGACTGATATCCTTCCCTTGAATTCCAAACATGTCGGCAATTTCTTTCGTAGTCCTCGGCACCTTCGCCAATCTACACGCATATAATACACAATTACCCTTGATACCTGTACGTACAGCACCCCTGGTTAATTTACCATCATCAAATTTCTTGTACATCATCTTCGCATCCTTGAGTATCGAGTCTGGAAGTGTATGACACGCTTCATCGATACCTTTGTATGCATGAAATAAGGACCGATCCTTATGATTCATCGACATGTGAAAATTAATTTTCGCCATGCGTTTGATCTCATACTTTGACGAATAGGTTGTCGCCATGATCGTTCCTTTACCCCATGCTTGCGAAAACAGTTCAGGATTTGAATTGGGGTTCCCACATCGCGATGGATCATTCACCTTTCCATCTTCACTTACACCACTGGTCCATTCGGGAGACTCGTCGATAAAACGATCTTCTACGAGACCACATGATGAACACACTGGTAGTCCTTCAGGTGTGATCACTTTTATTCCGTCGCATTCACCACATATATTCTTATTTGTAGTATCCAGTTTTATTTCTTTTTTCGTATCGATGAGAGCATCGAGTTGATTCCATATAGTAACTAATTCCATTATACTTGATATACATTAATAAATCACTCAAAATTAACGCACTTAGGTTATAAACTTCTTGCGTATCGTTCGATCGTGTCTATAGTGTCCTTGTAACTCTTAGCACCCAACGTAGAGGGTTCCCAATTGTTCCATTCCCTATCGACAATATCCTGTCCTGGTGGAGCTTCTACGACATCCCCATCGTCGGGGACAATGAAGTCCGCCATTTCAGAGTCAGTATCGGAGTCGTCGTGGTCTTCGTAAATGTCACTGTCATTATCTTCAACATCTATCTCTTCGTGGAGACTGTACATGTTCTCACCAACTAATTTCATTCCGATATCAGTAAACTTGGTCCCACTTAGGTAATGTTCACAAATACTCTCAAATGGGGCTGGGTTGAGATCTCCAGTCTCCAACTGGTAGACACATGCTGATTTATATATTTTGTTCGTCGGTGATAGATACTTGACACCTAACGTATTCCCCGTATTCATACCGACAATGGCGTACATCTGTTCCTCCAATCCATCTTCATCTACAAGCAATCTGACAATATCGTCCTGGAAAATACTTCCGCGCGAGATCATACTTAGAGTTTTCGGACAAAATATAATCAGGGTAAATAACACAGATGAGAGTTCAGATTTATTCAAAGGATGGATGTGGTTTATGTGATGCGGCGGTAAAGATGTGTGCATCCGAAGGTTTCGACTATGAAAAAACCAATATGGATCGAGACGAACTGAAAAAGTTATGTGATGGTAAGTTTGATTCCTATCCTCAAATATTCGTGAACGATCGTCATATAGGTAACTACTTTGAATTTCAACAGTTCCTAGAAGAAGAGTATGAACCACTGTTAGAACCGACGTTGGACCGTTTTACTATTTTCCCACTCAAACACCAAAACCTCTGGGATCTCTACAAAAAGGCACAAATGTCCAATTGGACTGCTGAAGAGATCGACTTTTCGAAGGACATGGAAGACTGGAAAAATTTAACGGAGAACGAACAAACGTTCATCAAATATATATTAGCATTCTTCGCCGGCTCTGATGGAATTGTGTTTGAAAATATTAACAACAACTTTGCCGATGAGATACAATCTCCCGAAGCACGGTCCTTTTATGCGTACCAATCCCATAACGAGATGGTACATGGGGAGACCTATTCTAAGCTGATCGATAAATATATCAAGGATTCGACCGAAAAGAAACAGTTATTCCAAGCGATACAGACAATCCCTTGTATAGAGCGTAAAGCGAGTTGGGCCATGAAATGGTTTGACAAGTCCCGACCCTTCACGGAACGACTCTTCGCTTTCGCTTGTGTAGAGGGTATCTTCTTCTCTGGGTCATTCTGTGCCATCTACTGGCTAAAGAAGCGTGGGCTTCTCCCTGGTCTCTGTTTCAGTAATGAACTTATTAGTCGTGATGAAGGTCTACACCAAGAGTTTGCGGTCGAACTCTTCAATATGTTTAGACATAAACTTTCCACGGAAACTATACATGGTATCATTAAGGAAGCAGTTGAAATTGAAAAGAGTTTCATATTGGATGCTCTCCCATGTAGTCTTATCGGTATGAATTCTGAAAAAATGTCCGAGTATATCGAATATGTATCGGATCGACTTTTAAAACAAGTCGGTCATCCCGTGATTTGGAACTCCAAGAATCCTTTTGATTTCATGGAAAATATTTCACTCGATGGTAAGACGAACTTCTTTGAAAAGAGGGTGGGTGACTATAGTAAGATGGATGATGATTCTAATGTGATTGAGTTCGATGATGAATTTTAAACATTTTCTATTTCATTTACAAGTCCACTGATTGTTCTCGGTAACTCTCGACTTCTTCGTCGCGTATTAACACCCGACAAAGCACCCAACCATCTAGACACTGCACGCTTAGATGAACCTATAGAAGCTGCATCATCGTGTACGAGGATACTCAATCCGTTACAGACATCCGGTTTATTCTCTTTATCGGGGAACTGGACCAAGAAAGCTTGAATAGTAATAGCTGGTATATCGGGTGAATCGTCGAGAAGTTTGTCGTAATCTTCCCTACATTTCATAATGAATTCAACCACGTTATCACGGTGTTTAACATCAAGAGAAAGTTCCATGTCAATGCTTCTAT